TAATGATACCACACGAACAGTGCGGATGTCAACAGAAACAAACGAGTTATGCGCGGTTTTGCGTAACTTTCAGGACAATAGGAGGTAGGCTATGACGAACACACATTGCCGGAAGGCGTATGTTTCGGTCAACTTGGATGTTGACGAAGAAGGAGTATGTCATCCCCGGTTCATCCGCTGGGAAAACGGCCTGATTTTTCAGATTGACCAAATCCTGTACAAATGCCGTGCCGCCTCCAAGAAGGTAGGCGGTGGGGGCATCCGTTATACTGTGATGATCCGTGGAAGGGAATCTTATCTCTTCCAAGAAGGCAACAAATGGTTTGTAGAAGCGAAGGAGGGAGCGAGATGATTTTGTCACACAGAGATATTGAAGAGATCGCAGCAGCAGTCACGAAGGACTTCAACGAGTTCTTCTTCGGCCCTGATACCGATGGGGCGCGGTTGCCTCGCGGTACACCGATTGACCAGTTTGCCAGCGAATATCTCGGCCTCAATGTCTCTTTTGCAGACCTGTCTACCGATGGAAGCATCTGTGGGCTGACGGCTTATGCAGATACCGAGTACATTATTGAGAAAGACGGGATGCAATATTCCATCCCTCTGCACCGCAATCAGGTCTTGATGGATGCGAGCTTTATCCAGCCTTTCCAGATACGCAAGCTCTGCGGAAAGCGCCGGTTTACGCTTGCCCATGAGTGCGCCCATCAAATTCTGTTTCAGATGGAGACGGATAAAATCCGGGAAGCCTGTCGGCGGAAATACTCCGCCCGGACAGCTTACTCTCTTAGGGAGCTAAAGACCCGCGAGGACTGGAATGAATGGCAAGCCAATGTCTTAGGGGCGGCAATCCTGATGCCCCAGCGGGAAATTGACCTTGCCGTTGCGTACTACGCCAGAGGCAGGAAGCTCATCAGCTACGATGGCACCTATGCCTATTGGGATAAGGTTGCCCTTGATAGGATCTGCCAACAGTTTGGTGTTTCCAAGACCGCCGCAGTCATCCGGCTGAAACAGCTCGGTCACTTGGAAACCCGGCCATACAGTGAGTATAACGATCCGTTGGAGGTGTGGGCATGAAGAAAAACATTCGTGTCTCAGAGCCTTCACCTGAGATGCAGGAAAAAATCCGCAAGGCGCGAAGCGCCATTGTCAACCAGAAGATGCGCATGGTGAAGTGTCCCTATTGTGGGCATAATGCCATCGCAGTATTCGAGGATTCCCGTGGTCACATACAGGCCAAGTGCAAAGCCTGTGGCCGGGAAACCGTATTCGATGTGATTAACATGAGACGGTTATTGCTCCACCTTCACAGAAGGTAAGGAGATAACAAATACAATTCAATATTTTATAGCTGTGCTGTGGAGCCGCTGATTGGTGAGTCTTCCTAATGCCGCATGAACAGAGTTTTCAAAAGCTCTGTTTTATCGGTATGGAAAGATCAACTCACCGTCATGCGGCTCTTTTTAAGTCTTGTCCGTCCGCTGCTCCGCGCCAGCGGAAAGGACAAGACAATGAAAAGAATCCCCAAAACACCCGTTGAGTTTGACTACGACCTCTGGACTACCGAGGACGGCAAGTGCATGGTGCGCGTGAAGGCCACCGGCGAGACTACGGAGGTTGACCGCGAGGTTATGAAGATGCTCCGTAATGAGGAAAAGAAGCTGCGGCGATCCTATGATCCCAGCGGCTCGTCTGCCAGCGGAGACGAAGAAGAAACGCAACCTTCCACTATACTGTCGCTGGACGCTGTGCCAGAGGATGATGTGAAGTCATCAGGGTGGTTGGCTGACAAAGAGGACTTCACTGACGGGGTTCTTACAAAACTTGTAATCCAAGATTTTCGGGCAACACTCAATTCCATCCATCTTGCAATTTTTGATCAATGCCTTCTGGGAGATAAGACCATCCGGGCATTTGCAGAGGAATATGGGTTGCGAAAATCCACCGTATGGGACATTGCCAATGCACTCAGAAAAAATTTCAAAAAATTTTTGTGATTCCCCGGACAAACGGCAAAAAAATGTCCGTTGTAAAGTGAAGGGGTCAAACAAGACCACCTTTGCAGAACCTTGAAAACAGAATATCCAGTGCTGCGGATCTTTCCTCTTTTCTCGAAGCGACTTGCCTTCTGCCGCCAAGACCTTCCTACGGGAAGCGAGCGATCAACAGAGAGGCTAAACTGCCGTGTGGTGCGGCTGTTCGCCATGATGGAGAAGTTGGGTATAATGATACTTCCGTCCCCAGGTTGCCGGGGGCGGCTCGGAGCGTTCCTCGGAGGGGTGAGAGTCCCATGATACCGATTAACCGTTGGTAGTCCGTAGCATTCCCGGAGCCGAAAGGCTCTTCCGGCAGGGGTGCGAGCTGCAAATATGCCGGAACACGAAACAAACCAATTAGCTACATTCAGCATACAAGTTTTCAGGATGAAAACTATGTGGCGGAGTGTCCCCAACAGGCGCTCCGCCATATCCTTTTGTCCTGAATACAAGTTCACATCATCAGGGAGGTGTTTGTAATATGATGAGCGTAGAAACCATGAGAAGCGTCAACCCGAAGACGGTTGACCGCAGTACCCTTGTCCAGCGGGACAGCATCCGGCTTGAGCCTGCGGCTGCGCAGGATGACCGGCTGCGGGATTTTATCCGACAGATCAGAAACCCGTATTGCTATCTGGACGGGAAGACCGTCGTGAAGATCAGCTTCTCGAAGACAGACACCACCTTGGAGGACTGTCTGGAACATTATCTGAGAGGACTTTGATTATGAACAAACTGAATCTTTTCGCCCGGTTCTATGGACAAGCGATTGAGCCTGTGATACAATGAAGTCAGGTCAAAAAAAGAATACACGGACTAAGCCGCTGCCTTTGAGGGTCATGTGGCTTTATCGTGTTTTCCTCATACAAGAAGCAGAAGCCTTCGTCTTTCTGATTTGATGTATCACACCAAACAGAAAACGGAGGTTATATTTTTGCCCGGAAAAGTTTACCGGACGGCGATTTACTGCCGCCTGTCCCGTGAAGACGGGGACAAAGTTGAAAGCAACTCCATTGCAAGCCAAAGAGCCATTTGCGAGGACTACATTGCACGGCATGACGATCTGGAAATTGTCTGTGAGCCGTTCGTTGACGATGGTTATAGCGGTGTTTCCTTCAATCGTCCAAACTTCAAAAAGCTCGAAGACGCAATCCGCAAAGGCGCGATTGACTGCATCGTGGTCAAAGACCTCAGCCGCTTTTCGAGAAACTACATCGACGGCGGTCGGTATCTGGAAAAGATATTCCCGCAGCTCGGCATCCGCTTTATCGCGGTCAACGACGCTTACGACAGCCTGACCGGCGATCCGCAGTCGGATTCCTTTGTTATCCCGTTCAAAAACCTCATCAACGACTCCTACTGCAAGGATATATCCATGAAAATCCGATCCAGCTTGGAGGTCAAGCAAAAGAACGGTGAGTTCGTCGGGGCATTCGCGCCCTATGGCTACAAGAAATCGCCGGATAACAAAAACCAGCTTATCGTCGATGAGGCCGTCAGCGAGTATGTGCAGATGATCTTTGCCATGTACAAGGATGGCTTCTCCATCGGTCGCATTGCTGCAAGGCTGAATCAGATGGGCGTGCTTTCTCCAATGGAGTATAAGCACTCGGCGGGAGTGAAGTTCGATACCGTCTTCAAGACCGGCGACACTGCAAAGTGGACTTACAAGGCTGTCCAGCGCATCCTCACCAATGAGGTATATATCGGTGTCCTTGCCCAAGGCAAGCGCGGTACGCCAAACTACAAGGTGCGCGTTGTGCAGCCGAAAGACGAAACCGAGTGGGTCAAGGTCGAGGGGGCGCACGAAGCGCTTGTTTCCTATGAGGATTTCATGGCCGTCAAGACCATGATGAAGCGGGATATGCGCTGCTCGCCTGATCAGGATGAGGCACACCTGTTTTCCGGCTTCCTGTTCTGTGGGGACTGCCAGCAGTCTATGACACGCAAGACCGTCCCGTCGAAGACAAAGAAATACATCTACTATGTCTGCTCAACGAATAAGCATAACCGGACCTGCAGCCCACACAGCATCAGCGCAAAAGAGGTTGAGGAAAAGGTGTTCCGTGCCATCCATGACCAGATCGAGCTTGTGGTCAATCTGGAAAAAGCGCTTGAGATGATCGAGCGGCTTCCTTCTCAGAACCGCAAGGCATTCAACTATGAAGCGCAGATTGCGAAGCTCGAAGAAGAGATTGAGCGCTATCAGAAGCTCAAGCTCCGGCTCTATGAAGACCTCTCGGATGGGATCATCGACAAGTCGGAATACTTTGAGTTCCGCAACAGCTACACCAAAATCATTGAGGAAAAGCAGGAAGCTCTTCTTCGGGTGAAGAAGGAAATGAAGCAGTCGGTCGCAACCGGGGCTACGGAACGGAATTGGGTAACGCTTTTCAAACAGTATGAAAACATTGAAGAACTGAACCGCCGCGTCCTTATGGCGCTGGTTGACCGCATCATGATTTATGAGGATCACGCGATAGAGATTGTCTTCAAGTACAAAGACGAGTATCAGCAGACACTTGAATATGTTCTCGGCTATGCCGATGAACTTGCCATTGCAGGATAAAGGAGGGATGAGCACATGGCACGAAAAAGCAGAAAAAACGCAGCCGCAGAGCCGGTTTGCGAAGCAGCACCGCTGCAAATCTTCCCGACAGCCATTTATGCCCGTCTCTCCGTGGAGAATAGCGGAAAATCTGAGAAGGTGGATGTCATCACCAATCAGATCGAGATATGCAAGTCCTATATTGCCGGTTGCCCGTATCTCGATCTCGTCGATGTCTATGTGGATAACGGACGAACGGGGACGGTTTTCGACAGGCCTGAGTTTAACCGCCTGATGACTGACATCAAGAGCGGCAGGATCAAATGCCTTGTAGTCCGCGATCTCAGCCGTTTTGGCCGTGACTACATAGAAACCGGAACCTACCTTGAGCGCATTTTTCCACAGATTGGCTTGCGGTTTATTGCAATCAAGGAACACTACGACAACTTTGATACGGACGGCTCAAATGAGAGCCTGATGATCCCGCTGCAAAACATGATCAACGCCCTGTACTCGAAGGATATTTCACGGAAAGTCTCCACCGCTTTGAAAGCACAGATGGAGCAAGGGACCTTCCAGAAGCGCAATCTTCCGTATGGCTACCGGTGGAATGAAGACCATACAAACATGGTTATTGACGAAGAGACAGCGCCGTATGTGCGGCTCATGTTCCAGTGGAAAATCGAGGGCTGGTCAATCCCGATGATCCTTGACGAGCTTGACCGGCTGGGTGCGCCAAATACGGAGCTGCGGAAACGCCAGAACGGAACCCGCAAAGGCGACGGCTGCTCCTGCAAAGGCTGGTACAGTTCAACGCTGTACGGCATCCTGAGCAATCCGCATTATGTGGGTGATACCGTCCTTGGCCGCTCCATGAAGGCGATCTACAAGGGCATCAAATCCCATAATGTCAAGGACAAGGATAAGTGGATTGTGTTCCCGAACACGCACGAAGCGCTTATTTCCCGTGAAGACTTCCAGAAGGTGCAGGACATCCTCCAAGCGGCTTCTGAGGCTCGCCAGACGAGTATGCAGAAAACCGAGGAAATCCGGGCAACGCTCGTAAACCTTTTCGAGGGAAAAATCGTCTGCGCTGATTGCGGGAAGAAGATGTACTTCCACCGGAAACGGATCGACAAGGACAAGCGGAAGCGCTGGTATGCCTTCTATGAATGCAGTACCTCAGTAGGTCGGCGCTATGAGCATTGTACTTCCCATTATACGAGGCAGGACACGCTTGAAGCGAATGTGCTTGCAGCGATCCAGCTTCAAGTCAAGGCAGCGCTTGATTATGACAAGCTGCTGGATAAGCTCAGGGGCAGCGAGGGCGAGAAAAACATCCGAGATCAACAAAATGCCCTCATTACAAGCCTGAATCTGCGGCTCAACGGCGTTTCTAAGAAGCGGACACGCCTCTACGAGGATTATGCCGAAGGGCTTCTGGATGAAGCGGAATACTCCTTTGCCAAGAAGAGCTATGACGAACAATACGCTGACCTGTCCCGCCGTCTGGATGAGGCAGTACAGCGCCGGAGCAAGTTCGACGAAGCTATGTCGGTCGATAACAAGTGGATTACCTTGATGAAATCCGTCAGCACGGCAACGCAGCTCTCTCAGGATTTAGTAGACGAGTCTGTTGAATTGGTCAAAGTCCATGAGGGCGGCGCTGTCGAACTGGTCATGAAGTACGGTGACATCTACGAGCTGACCATTCAGAGTATCAAAGAAGTTCAGGAGGCGATGTAAATGAACAAAGACTACACAATCGGTATCTACATCCGCCTCTCTATGGCTGATGAAGATACCGGAAACGGAAGCAAGGCCGAGAGTGACAGCATCGGCAACCAGCGTATGCTCATCAACCGCTACCTTGACAACCATCCGACGCTTTCCAAATATCCGAGACTTGAGTTCGCGGATGATGGCTATACCGGGACAAATTTTCATCGTCCTCAGTTCTCGGCGATGATGGAGAAAGTCCGGCACGGGGAGATCAACCTGATCTGCGTCAAAGATTTTTCCCGCTTTTCTCGTGATTACATCGAGACGGGCAATTATCTCGAATGCACTTTCCCGTTCATGGGCGTTCGCTTTATCTCCATCAACGACGGCTATGACAGCGACGATTACAAGGGAACAACCGGTGGCCTTGAGGTTGTCATGCGCAGCATCATCTATGCCGCATACAGCAAGGATCTTTCTGTCAAAACGACAACGGCAAAAATCCAGATGATGAAGCAAGGCAAGTATGTGGGCGGCTACGCTCCTTACGGCTATGTGCTTCATCCCGAAATCCGCAACAAGCTCAAGCTTGACCCGGAGGCCGCAGAGGTCGTGCGCAGGGTCTTCGATGAAGCCCTTGAAGGCAGGAATACCTCACAGATTGCTCTCAGTCTGAACGATGATAATATCCCGACGCCCGGGCAATATTTCAAAGGCAAACATCCTAACAAGAAGAAGTATAGCCGCATGAGCGAAAAGATAAGCTGGACGGCCTCTATGGTCTACAAGATCCTGACGAGCTATGTTTACACAGGGGCAACGGTCGGCCACAAGCGAAAATCCGGCGGCGTAGGTTCTCGGAAAACTATTTCTCAAAAGAAAGAGGAATGGATCATCGTCGAAGGGATGCACGAAGCCATTGTCAGCAAGGAAGAGTTTGAGCAGGCTCAGGCAGTCATCCGGGGCGGCGAGAAGAATCCTAAACGGAATCTGCGCTATTATCCCCTCAAGGGTCTTGTGTGCTGCGGCAACTGTAAACGCGCCCTTACCCGGCGAAAGCTCCGAAATGAGGGTGGATATTTCTATCAGTGTACTTACTCAACACATGACCGCGATACGGAGTGCCCGGTTGGTGAAAGATACAGCGAGGCATGGATTGAGGACACCGCTTACAAAGCGATTGGGCAAATGCTCACACTGGTCGAAAAGAAAGCTATCAAAGATCATGAGATCAGCAAGCGCAGGAAATCTGCCATCACAGAATGCGCGGATGCAATCCGCGATTTGCAGAAGCAGTCCGAACAACTCAAGGCAGTGAAGCTCCGGCTGTATGAGAAATACACTTCCGGCAGCATCACAAAGGCGGAATACCTCAAGCGAAAAGCTGAGGTGGACGCCAAGATAGTCGAAAATGAAGAAGCAATCCGGCAAGGCCATGAGCGGATGCTGGAGCTTGATTCTGAGCATCCCTGCTCCGATGAGAGACTTGACAAGGTGGTCGGCGAGTTCCAGAAATGCGAAGGGCTTACTTACGAGCTTGCCCATGCGCTGATCTCTGTTATCTATGTTCATGGACAGAACAACATCGAAATCGTCTGGAAGTTCAAAGACATCTTTGAGAAAGCAGAAATCAAATAGGCTGAATGTTACAAGCCGTTCACGGGTGGTCATCCACCTATGAACGGCTTGTAAAATCTCAAAAATTTTTTAGTTCCTACTTGACACAAGAAGACCTCTCCCGTCTGGGGCGAGAGTATATAGAGACTGGCCGCTACATGCGCCGGGTGTTCCCGGCTTACGGCGTCCGTTTTATTGCCATCAACGATAACGTGGACACAGAAAATGACGCTGCCGATGACCTTACCGTCTCCGTTAAAAATATCATGAACGAAGCATACAGTCGGGATATTTCCATAAAGACCCGAAGCGCTCTTGATATAAAGCGGCGCAGCGGTGATTTTGTTGGAGCTTTTACTGTTTATGGTTATGTGAAAACCGGCGACAAGCATAAAGGTCTGGAAATTGACGAATATGCGGCGGGCGTGGTGCGGGATATTTTCAGAAAGCGTCTGGAAGGGTTCAGCGCCTCCCATATTGCGGATGAACTGAACCGGATGGGCATACTCTCTCCGCTGGCGTATAAACGCAATCACGGGATGCCCCACGCCAAAGGCGGCTATACGGACCGCAAGGACTGTAAATGGTCTGCGACTACCATTATCCGCATTTTGCAGGATGAAACCTATACTGGAACGCTGGTTCAGGGAAAGCAGACAACGCCCCACTTCAAGCTGAAAGAGCGTGAGGACAAGCCTTCTTCCGAGTGGGTCCGTGTAGAGGGCACACACGAGGCGATTATCCAAAAGCATGATTTTGACCTGGTGCAGCGGCTCCGAAGGATTGATACCCGCACCTCTCCGAAGTCAGATAAGGTCTACCTGTTCTCCGGCATTTTGATTTGTGGGTGCTGTGGCTGCCGCATGACCCGCAAGACGAACCGTTACAAGGACAAGGAATACCACTACTACTATTGCC